AGATAGAACTTTTAAATTCTGCTGGTACCATAGTAGAACAAACGCAGACTTTTAGTTTCATAATAGAGGAGAGTTATTAATGACACATATAAATATAACATCAGGTGGAGTTTGTGAAAAATGTGAGCATACACAACAAGACCATAATAACATTGATGGTTGTGATAAATGTGAATGTAAAAGCCGTTTTAGAAGACACAACTAAACATTTATATTAGGCAAGAATCACACGTAATACATGATTACGTTAGATAAAGTAAAAGGTAAGGTGTATTTTGCATGGAGAAAGTCACAAATGAAGGCTCTTGAGACGGAGAGATTAGGTAACATTCATGTATCAGATTTGATCAAACCATGTTTAAGAAACGTAATGTATGGTAAGTTTATTAAGCAGTCATCAAATGCAAATGATTTAAGAAGTCTGTTCTATGGTCAGGCAGTCCACAAGGTAACATCATTAAATGATGATATGAAGTATAATGAGATGTTTCTCGGTTATGACTATGTGAAAGACGAGCCAATAAGTCTTGAAGAAGCACAGGCATTAAAACCTGATGACCCACGACACCTAAATATAATATATGGCTCAATAGATGACTTGGTTAAGGTGGAAGACGAGTGGGTTATATGTGATAAGAAGACAACAGGGAGTATTGATTATTTTTCAAAGTATAATTCAAAGCCAAGTGATAGTCATAAAGACCAGATTAATAGATATAGAGTTCTTCTTGATAAATGCTATAATATAAACGCAAAGTTTGGTGCAGTTGTTTATATCTCTAATAATGTACCAAAAGACAAGGTTGATAAACCATCAATATTACCATTTAAACTAGAAGCAATAGAGAAAACATTACAGGATATGGTAGAAAAAGCTAAGATTATTAAAGAATCATATACACAGAAGATACTACCAGAAAGAACGTTTTGTTATATGTGTGATACTTTCTGCCCATTTGCTACTAAATGCTTTACAGATGAGAGTGATAAGATTGAAGGCTGAAGACCACATAAGAGACTTGGTTCTTTATTTTCATGAAGCATTAATACATGAACCTGTAAACCCTATAGAATATGGTGTTCCTCCTAAATTTGTTAATATAGATGATACCGAAATTCGTGGTATGCTACGAGCACTTCGTTGGGTTATAGAAGACGATGACGAAGATTTACTTTAATGCAAACAATAAGGCTCATCTTGAGACTCTTAAGGCTTGTGGAGTTAAAAACGTCCTTTTATCTTACAAGTATTCGTATGCCAATATAAGTAAATTCCATAGTAATTTTGACTCAATTATGGTTGTTGCTGGTATAGGGTCAAATGAGGATAAATATCATGATTGGTTAAGAGCCAAAAAAGAATACTATGATTATGCCACACAATTTGATGTGTACTATGATATGGAAAAGACTATAAAGCACTGGGAAAAAGAGAAAAAGGAAGGAATAGACTGGACACTTCCTGTATTACAAGGAAACTATCTACAGCATATAAGTAGGATAAGACCAAAGACAGGTTCATACGTGTGTCTAGGAGAGATAAAAGGTAAGTTTGAGACAGAAGACCAGATGAGAAAGTTACCTGCAAATCTGAAACTTCATGGTCTTGCTAAAGGTAAATTCATACAAGATAGAAAGTTCTATAGTATTGATACAAGTGCTTGGGTTTCTGCTGCTATGAGTAAAAAGACAGAAGTATGGAATGCTAACACCACGTACTCTATGTTCTTTGGTCAAAAGGGCAGGGGTATGACACCTATGTTAAGACACTCATGTGACGTTTACAAGGAAAACATGGAGAAATTGGATATAAATATCAATGATGTTATAGATGTGGAATACTACTCACTACTTAAAATACCCATAGCACTACTATTTATGCCTATGTGTAAAGCTTTAAATATGTATGAGGAAAACTTTAATATTTGATTTAATAATTGGTATTCATGCCTAAGGATGATTTGTTCAAGATAGAGCCTATTGAAGGTAGGATTACTATCGATAAGAGAAAGACTATATCTCCATTTAACTCAGTTAAGCATCTAAAAACAGCAAATATACCAGCATTATGTGACCAATGTGTATACAGGTCTGTTGATGATGGTGGAAATGGAAAGTGTCCAAAGTATGAAAAGGGTGCAGTGTGTGCTATTAGGGAAGACTTCGTTAAATTCATCAATGATTTAGATACAAGAAATCCAGAAGACTTAAAAGCTATGATAGATATGCTGGCAAAACTATCATTTGAAAATGTTTTAATGGCTTTGACACAGGCTAAGATGGATGGAAACATACCTGACAGAAATACAAAATCAGAAATTAACACACTACTAAGTATTGTAAAGTCTATTAATGATCTCAACAGCAAGATAGTTGTGACAGAAAGAACAGAGTTTGACAAGACAGGAGACATATCAAATATATTCAGACAGATAAAAGCAAGGAAGAGTGGAGACTAATGGAAGACGGTTTATTCTTATGGTTCCTCTGTGGATGTTATCTAGTGGGTGGAATAACCATTGGCTGGTTTGGTGGAATTTGGTGGAGAAAGAGGAAGCCAAAGAGAACAGGAACAGGAAGATGGGATTATAGACAGGGGAAACGACCTAGTGATGATGGAGATTATTATAAATAATGCCTACTTTAGGTGACCCACCAGCAGCAGGACATGAATATAGAGATGCGTGTAAGTCATGTAGTTCTACTGAGGGAAGAACGTGGACATATGGAAATAATGATGGACAATCAAAAGGATTTTCAACTTGTAGATCATGTGGGGCTGTAACTAAATGACTCCAGCACATAACATAAGACATTGTATACACTGTGGTAAGGAGTTCTGTTGCACAGATGAAGTTATATTACATATCAAATCTAAACATATGGTAATTGGAAGTGGATGATGCCTAAATCATTCTGTTGTTTTAAATGTGGTCATTGTAATGATGAGAAAAAATCTGAGTGTGGGTGTAACTGTCATGGCTAGACCAGATAGCCAAGTATTAGAAGAGAGGAAAAACTTTGTGCAAACAATAGCTGACTGTGCTTCAAATCCAAGTTTGTTTAGTGAGGTATTCCTTGACCATAAATTATTTGAATATAATAAAAAATATGTAGACTGTACTGAAAGATTCATTGTCTATCGTTCTGGTCGGCAGGTAGGCAAAACAATGTCAACTGCTGTAAAGGCTATACATTTTGCATTCTTTGCTCCTTTAATGTTAAAGACAGTAAACAAGGAATGTACCATAGTCATAGCAGCACCTACACAGAATCAGGCAACAATCATGTTTGATAGGATTAGAAGCCTAGTGATCAATAATGAGTTTCTCAAAGGATATATTGTGAGGAATACACAATCAGAACTATGGGTTAAGTTTCTAGATAACAAAGGTATAAGTAAGATTATCACTAGGGCTACAGGAGAAACAGGTGTATCTCTCAGAGGTTATTCACCTCATGTAATCATAGCTGACGAATGCTCTTTCATTAAGACTAATATATTAAAAGCATTTCTTCCATCTGGTATGGCTACTCATGCTAGAGTATGGCTGACATCAACACCATTTAGTAAGTCAGGGTATTTCTACGAAGCTTGTATTAATTCCAAACCAGCAAATCCTGAGGGTATGTATATAGAATTTCATGTAAAATCTACACAGAACCCACTGGTACAGGAAGACCCTACATTCCTAGAGGAGATGAAGAAACTAACAAAAGATGAATATGTTCAAGAGGTAGAGGGAGAATTCTTAGATGTTGGTGATTCTCTTATTCCTAATGCACTTCTTACAGAATCAATATCAGATGCAAAACCTAGTGGTAAGTCTAGATATTATCTGGGAGTTGATGTGGCAAGAACAGGAAGAGATGAAACAGTATACACTGTGATAGCAGTTGATGATAATGATGTCTGTTATGTCATGCATACTGAATCAGAAGCACAATCAAATATAGTTGACATTGCTGGTAGGGTAGGAGACATAGTAAGAGACTATCGTATTGAGACAGTATATGTAGACGAAACAGGTTTGGGTGGTGGTCTTGTAGACTTGGTAAAAGAGCAGGGTTTACCAATAAGAGGTGTTGTGTTTACAATGCAGGAGAAGGCAATGATGTATAAAACATTACGTTTATTATTTGAAAACCACAGAGTAAAAATCAAGGATATTAACAAGTTAATATATCAACTATCATACATAAGAAGAGAATATACGGAGACAGGTATAATGAAGATTAAATCTGATGAACATGACGACTATCCAGATAGCCTAGCATTGGCTTGTAAAGCTGTAGCAGGTGGAGACGGTGCATATGTTATTGAATTAGGCAAGAATCTAAAGAAAGCATTGTTCGGAGATTAAACTTATATATCATCTATTTATAATAATACTATGCCAAAAAGTGATGATAAGGGAGAGCCTGTTAAAACTGTAAGAATAGGTGGAAGAGAGGTTGAAGTACCAATAATATTTGTATTACCAGAGGAAGCTGGAGAGAAGGAAATAGAACGTTATGAACGCCCAAAAGTTCATATTAAGAAAGAAGAGAAAGCTTCTGAAAGTGAGGAAGAACCATTAGAAGAACTAACAGATGGTAAACTAGAAGAGGTAGAAAAGCCAAAAGTATCTGGAGAAGACCACACAGATGATGTTGTCAGTACTGTAAAAAGACGTAAACGATTACAAGATTATTTTGAATCAACCAAAACTAAGAAAAAAGGAGACTCTGAAGAAGAAGAGAATACACCATATTTTGATTTATTAAGTGATACACCTAAGAAGAAAAAGAAGCAACCAAAGGTATTATATAGTGATTTATTAAGTGAAGAGAAATCATTATGGAAATCATGGTTAGAAAAGAAACAAACCAGAATAGATAGAAAACAGGAGTGGGGAGATAAATCAAAGATAGGTATAGGCAGTTGGGAAGATAACCCTGAACTTAAACCTAAAGGCAGATTTGATAAAAATGGTAAAAGAATACCAGAAAAAGGACAGGGAGACGGTACATTAAGAGAGGGAGCACTATGAAATTAAAACCATTTAAGAAGTATGGTAATTTAGACTTGGCAAATCAACATGAAAGTGATAAAGAAACCCCAATAAGGTTAGGAAGCGAAGGAGATAAAGAAGAGGGAGAAACTTATATAGGATTGCCTGCTAGAAATGGTAAGAATATGACATTGAATAAGATACAGCATACCAAGGTAGGAGATGATATACATTTCTATGTTAATGGTGTGGAGAATAGAGGCGTTGTAGTGAAAATGGGTGGAACATATGTTTCAGTATTTAAAGAGGATGGAAACGTACATGAAATTCCTATAAATGAGACATTTTTTGTTAAAGATATATTAGTTAATAAGACTTGGGATGATATGACAGATGAAGAGAGGGTTGATATGCTTCAAAAGGTTCATGCATATAGTCCTAGATTTATTCAGAAGAATTGGGATGCTCTACCAAGAGAATTAAAAACAGTTTTAAGTGAGAAAGCAACAGGATTAGCTAAGATAGGTATGGAACAGAATCATGATAAAGATAATTTAGAAGTAGAAGATGCTAATCATGCACAGACAGGATATGCACAAACACAGCAGAATACAGTAGGTAAAGGAGACGAAGATACAATAGTTAATGAAGGAGCACCAGAGGATAAAGGATTCGATCTTAATGAAGATACAATAGTTGGAGAAAAGAAACAACAGGAAAGACGAGATACT